ATTTACCAAGCTGTCCCGCTACACTTTCTATTTCTTTGCCAGCCTTCACCAGCTTCTGTACGGTATTGAATGCCGTAACAGCTACTCCGAAGGCTGTCACTGGATCAATCACAACATCTCCTTAGGGCTGCTCAGGCCACTGAACATTCCAAGGAAAGCCTTCCTGAGCAGTTACGTCACGCAAAGCCTGACGATGTGCTGCCCAAGCTGCTTTGTCTACAGGAGCATCCGCCACCTGAGTCCAGTCACAGTCAGCAAGACGCTTGTTACGATCATCACGAACTGCCTTTGCTTGCTCTGCATCCTTCTGGGCCTTGTAGGCGGATTCCTGCTCGGCAGCGGTGGCTTCTTCGTTGTCTACAAAGATCGGCCCAAGGACGTACTTCGTATACCATTTACCATCAACTTCCTCTACACCTTGACGCATAGAGAACTGATAAACAGTAGCTCCAGTGGCCTGAGGGCCTTCGAAGACTACATCGGCTCCGATGGCTTCTAACACCTCATCCGTGGTGCGATCCCATGACGGGCCGCCGTTGTCTTTGGCCCAACGCCGGAGTTCGTCCTCCAGCATCACTTGGCCCGTAGTGCGAATTCGGAATTCCATCACTTTTTCCTTTCGTGCCATCTTTTTCCAGATGCGCGTTTTGGTAAATTCAAAGGCCCGTTTAAGGCTTCCCACTCAGGCTGAAATTTCTTCAAAGACCCCCAAGAGCTACCAAATTTTGTCAAAGCTTGATCTCTAGTGGCGCTATTAGCAACAGCCCAATCAAGTGCTTCAAACAGATTTGTACGCGCTTTCTCGATTTGAAGCTGTCTAGCCTCTTCCCATTTTGGCTCGTGTCCGTTCTTCTGTCTTGTTGCTAATGCCCTTGCTCTAACTTCTGGAAGAGCAGCTTTTGCAACACGCTTACTAATTGCCTCTGGAGTCTTCATCCATTCTTGATGAGCAGCCCATGACTTGCTCTGCAATCTTGTTGCGGCTTGTCTTGCCTTGGCTTGCTCTGACATCTTGCTTCCACGTTTAGCTTGAGCCCACTTTCTTTTTGTTTCCTCACTATGTTTTTGACCAAGAAAGCCACCAACAGAGTTTTTATGCGCGTTGTATAGCTTTCCTGTATCAAAACAAAAATCAAGAACAAAAGACTCTAGCTCTTCAAGATGATTTGGCTCACAAGGCCAAACGAGACTCATTTCAAAGTCAGATTCATTTCTAGAAGACCAAGAGTGTTGCAAACGTGGATTTTTGTGTCTACCAGCACGAAGGTCTGAGAGATGCCTGCGTTTACGGGCATCCCAGTCAACCGTACGGCCAAAGTAAGCCATGCCAGTTGACTGGTTTTTTATTTGATAGATGCCGCTGTTCATAATCAAGAAATCGCAAGAAACACGAAGCTCCCCCCATTCGCATTGATTGCAGCCGGGGCAGTTGAGCTTATTTCAAAACCAGCACTATAAGTATCAATATAGTCGGTATTCGTAACTTCTGCCGCAGTTGAATTCAAGAGCAAATATGGATCGTTGCCAGAAACTATTCCTCGTGAACTATCCCAACAGTACCAGTCACCCGCGTCATCCGTGCGCCTAATTAGCACGAACCGAGCGCCGCCAGTAAATCCGCAGTCGATCTGAAGCGTCGTGCCTGTTCCGGTGTATGAGCCGACCTTGCTGACTCCGGGGCAAGAAGCGAAGAGATAAGCAACGTAAGTGCCGCCACTGCCGTTCATTGCCCCGCCACTATCTAAGTTAATTGCGGTAGATGTTGGTGCAGAAGATAAGCCAAAGCCAGCGTTATATGCGAGAGATAATGGAGTATCAGTAAGATTTAAACTCCCGCGACGATAACTAGAAACCCCCATATTAAAAAATGTTGGCCAAGAATTATTTGCATCGCGTCTTTTTGTAATCATCAACTCAGGCACAACACCCAAGTTATGCGCCTGTGTCGTCGCAGAACCCGTCCCCGTATAGCAAACCACATCAAAGAAGCCGGGGGCGCGGCGGAATATGTGTGATACAAAAGTTGCTCCCGACTTGTTCAGATAATCTTGCGAGGTGGTTGTGCCTGTGTCCCACCCAACATTCATATCAGAATCAAAATAGGTTTGCCACCCAGTGCTTTGTGCGGCTGTGCTTGCTGTTGCTAGTGAAACATCGTCGCCGCGTAACCGGTCAAAGAACATCTGTCCGTATGTTGACCAACTCTGTGCTGTCGCATCTCTATTGTCAAGCAGCATCGCGTCCATCAAAACAGACGAACCAATCTGACGATTCGCCGTTGCGTTGCCCGTGTATGCGACATTCTCATACACACTCGTCCCCGTCGTCGGAGTTTTCATCGGGCCGCGACGGATGGCGATGTAGATGAACGGCGTGCTACCGCCGATAGACGCAGCAGACGCTGTGAAGCCGGTTGCAGTTACCTTGAACCAAGGGCTTGTGGTGGTTTCTTCCGCGCTGGATAGGTTAGCGTCGAGCCTCGCTTGGAATGTCTGAGCAAGGCCGCGCATGGTGTCAACCATGTACCAGTCGCTAGAGCCATTTGTGCGCTTAACAAGCAGCCATTGCGGCTCGTATCCAAGCGTGATCGTGGCGTCACCTGAACTTGGAGTCGTAAACGACCCACAGCTCACCACATTGTCCGTACCCGTCAGGCCAAAGCCTCCTGCGTTGTGGGCGAAGAGGTAGGCGACGTAGGTGGAGCCTGACAACCCAAGAAATCCGCTGCCGCCTTCAACAGTAAATGTGGTGCTGCCAACACCGGATATGAAATTTGCGCCGTAGTTTGTTTCAGCCGATGTTGTGTCTAGTCGTAAGTAATACTGGCTAGGATTCGTAAGGGAGCGGTGATAAACAGCCCACCCAGCGTTGTATGTGGTCGAATCAAGTTTCTTAATGATGATGCAGCCCGGAGTGCTGCCAAGGTTATGAGAGATGGTTTGAGAGGAACCCGTCCCCGTATACGTCACCACATCAAAGAACTTCGGCTGCTTGCGGAATGTCCATGAGGCGTAGGTGTCGCCTGATTGGTTTGCGATAGCGGAAGACCCAACCGTAAACCCGTTGGTGTTGAATGCAGTAACGGTGCTATATACGGTTGATGCGTCCGTAAGATTGGAAACTAAGGTATTTGTAGCGCCGCGAGCGGTATCAACAAGACCATGTGAAAACGCTGAACTTCTTGCCTTAGTCCAAACCAACCCACCCTTCGTAGACAGATCAATCCCGTTGGTGATTGATTGGCCTGTAGAGCCGTTGCCGGTGTAGAGGTGCGTAGCAAACACCTGCTCTATATATGTAGGCTCAAAAGGTACTCCTCCACCAAAGCCATCATAAGAGGCAGCACCACTAGTTGCTTGTAATGGCATAACTTAAGCCTTGAATTGAGTGACAGAAGCCAACACCGTAAATGTTGCACTTCCGGTCTTGATAATCAAATAACGATAGCTGTCGATGCCGCTTGCATTACCAGCCGTAGGTGCTCCACCGAGCCAGCGAACAGTAACACCAGAAGTCGTGCCATCAATCTGAATTGAGTTGTTGTAGTACGCAGTAGACCCTTGAGTCACCAAGAAAGCAACCGTCATCGATTGACCAGTAGCAAGAGCCGTATTCAGACTTGTACCACTAGAGGCACGGAAGTTCACCGTCCAATTCGCAGAAGCATTAGAGGTGTAGTACAGCACCGACTGAGTGGTGATGTCATAGTTGATCGTACCCGTGGCTGCCGTGGCAGACACCGTAGCGACTTCAGCAGCATCGTTGAGTACCATCGCCAAGACACTACTGGAACCACTAAAAGTGTTAGTACCAGTAAATGTTTGAGTTCCAGATAATGTTGCATATCCAGAAGCAGGCAGATAAGCAGCCACCCATGCCGTGCCGTTATACACACGCATTTCACCTGCGGTGCTGTTCCAGTACAAAGCGCCAGTCAGCAGCGCATTACCGTCGTTGTCCAGCGTAGGATCAGAGGTCTTGGAGCCTAAGTAACGATCATCAAAGCTGTCATAGCTTGCAGCAGCAGCCGTGGCACTGTTAGCAGCGCTGGTGGCACTGTTGGCAGCGTTGGTGGCCGAGGTAGCCGCAGCAGCCGCAGAAGTGGCCGCAGACGTAGCAGAACCCAAGATGCTATCAACATAGCCCTTGCGGGTAAGGTCATCGTCAGCCGTAGGCGTAGCGGTGCTGGTAACTTTGTTGGCACCCATGACGATGTTACCCGTCATCGTGCCGCCTGCTAACGGCAGACGAGTGTCGCGCTGCGTGTCAACATAGTCTTTAGTAGCAGCATCAGTGCCAGCCGTAGGCGTACCAAGACCAGTGATCTTGTTGCTGCCCATAGCCAAGGCACCGGTCATGGTGTCACCAGCCTTGCTAACCTTGGTAGCGATAGAGTTCGTTACCGTGGTAGCAAAGTTAGCATCATCGCCCAGAGCAGCAGCTAACTCGTTAAGAGTGTCCAGAGCAGCCGGAGCAGAGTCGATCACATTGGCAATAGCCGTGTCAACATAACTCTTGGGAGCAGCATCACTGGAGTTGGTAGGCGTAGGAAGGCCAGTGATCGTACCAGCCGTACCTGCGTTCATGTCCAGCGTACCGTTGATGGTAACGTTGTTGAACGAGGAAGAACCGCTAGAAGCCGTGACGTTACCGGTCAAGTTACCGGTGACATTACCGGTCACGTTGCCGGTGACATTACCAGTAACATTACCAGTGACGTTACCGGTCAAGGTTCCAGAAAGGCCAACAGTAGCCGTTAAGTTGGTAAAGGTACCAGCAGCAGGCGTGGTTCCGCCAATAACGGTGTTGTTGATGGTGCCACCCGTCTGAGCCACACCAGCGACAGTACCACCAGTAATAGCAACAGCATTGGCTTCTTGGTTACCCAAGGAACCCACCAGCTTGACAACAGCGGCGCTACTGTCCTTGGTATAGAGTTTCTTGTCAGTTACGTTGACAGCCAACTCGCCCTGCTGCAATGAACCCGCAGAAGGTACAGAAGAGGCTGTGCTACTGTTCTTGGTGATGATCGTTGCCATTTAAGCTCCGTATTTATTTTCGTACCATTGTTGTAACGGGCCTGCTACGTTGCGCGGCGTTTCAGGCATATAGGCATTGTAGTATCGTTGCACCGCAGCATAATAGTCGTCCCCGAACTGCGGAGTGGTAGAACCAATCATTCTATCTGAAGGAGGAATACTTCCAACTGGGACTGTTCCTGTGCCTGCTCCGCTAACTGCGGCAGTTCCGCCAAGCAATGTCAACAGTTTAAGAACATCAGAAGGTTTGAATAAACTATCTTCTTTTGGTTTAACCGGCTCAGGCAGTGTTGCTTTAACAGCAGCAGGAATGGTTGGCAGTGCGGCAGCAATACCAGTAGTATCAATAGTTGTTGGTGTTTCTTTTTTGCCTGTTACTTGCACTTGTTCGGCGGCTGAAGGAACAGCGGCAGTAAGAGACGGGATAATTGCTCCTCCTACTTCTGCCATAGAAGAAGGCTCAGTTACCTTTGTGCCTTCTACTGTAGTTGTTTGAATAGGTGCTGTAGCTGTTGGTGTTGCAGCAGCAGCCACTAAAGCAGGAACAACGCTTGCAACAGTTTGCCCTGATGTGTCTGGTTGGATTTTAGTACCTTCCACCGTTGTGGTTTGCACATCACCAACCGTAGGCGCGACAGGAACAGCAGGAGCCACAGGAGCAGTAAAAAGACCTGCTCCAAGTGTAGCTAAATCAAAAGGCTGTCCTGTAACAGTTTGTCCTGAGACAATAACCTGATTTGGGTCTAAAGACGAAAGAGCGCCTTCAGTGGAGGTAGTTGGTGTAGTAAAACGAAGATTACCGACTTCACTAATAATCTGTTGTGGGTTAAGGCCTTCTGCGGCAGCAGAAGCCACGTTAGCTGCAACACTAGGGGCCACACCCGCAGCCTGCAATACCGTACTGATCTGCGCTTCACCAAGTCCTTGAGCAGCTAATTGTGCAGCATCTGCGGCGATAAAGGCAGCGTCAGTGTTCGCTGCTGCTCCGGTAGGGAACAGTTCGCCTAATCCATAGGCAGTTAATCCGCCTAAAGCAGCGGCTCTTAAAGCAGCTTCTACATCTCCACCACTAGTTCCAAAAGTTGTTAAACCTGCGCTAGTAGCCGCAGCAGCAGGAGTGGCTAAACCAAATCCGGCGGGGCCAAGCATAGCGCCAAGACCAGCACCAAGTAAGGCTTGACCAAACAACTGACTGCCGCTTGTCTCACCAAACGATTCGTTGTAGTATGGTTCAACAATAGTTTCGCCAGAGCCGGAGAACAACCCCAAAGTTGCACCAGTTTGACCACCTTGAATGTCATTAGGTGTTGTGGTTTCAATGTTACCGTCTGGAAGAAAGTTGTATACCGTTCCTCCACGAGTGATCGGAAATGCAGCACCAATCTCACGAGCCGTGGAAAGACCGGCTAACTCGTTATCTGTTAACGAGCTATAAAGAGCGTTAATATCGAGAGCCATTATGCTTTCCTTATGACTTCAAAGGTGTTGATCGTGCTCATGCTAGAAGCTGCTTCCGACTCTACACGAATCTCATCGCCTTCTTCTAATACAACATAAGCCCCGCCATCAAACTTCAAG